CTACAACATTTATTCAAACACAATATTTGCCAATACCCTATGATTTTGAATTCAGTATGTCAATCTATGTGAGAAACACAGAAGATGGCACACAAATCATAGAACAAATTTTGCCTTTCTTTACACCAGATTTTACTGTTACTGTTAATTTTATTCCTGAAATGGACCAAAAGTATGATTTGCCGATTGTACTTAATTCAGTAACAACAAGTACAGACTATGAAGGTGACATGACAACCACCAGATTGATTACTTGGGACCTTACATTTACGGCCAAAGGTTATATTTGGCCCGCTGTCAAAAATGGTTCTCTCATTAGACAGGCAAATACCACAATTAATATTGAGAATCAAAACAAAGATTCACAAAATGTTACTGTTGACTATGCTAATGGTACAGGATATTTTTCTGTTGGTGAACTAGCAAGGGTTGTAAATAAAAACATTACAGGTACAGTAAGTTATTTTAGTAATAATAGTAATGGCATATTGATTCTTGATAATTTGAATAAATTGTTAGAAGCTGGAGACAAAGTTACTGGAGACAAAACAAATGCTTCATTTACCGTTTCAACCACATCTTCTTCACCACAACAATCAGTAACAATTAGAACAGTACCAGTTCCATCTAATGCCGAAATAGATGACGAATTTGGTTTTGCAGAAACAATTACAGAATGGCCTAATACATGATGAAAAATTTGAACGATAAACTCTCTAAAGCGTTGGACATAGAGCCAATTGTTGTTGAAGAAACTCAAGTTGTAGAAGTCAGAGACACGATTGAGGATGATGCAGAGTTTGCTAGGCAAAATTTGAGAACGCTTATCGAAAAAGGCAATATAGCGGCAGATGAAATTATGCAAGTCGCTAGTGCTTCTGAACATCCAAGGGCATTTGAGGTGGCTGCCACAATGCTTAAAAATTTGGCAGACATGAACAAAGACCTGATGGAAATCCAAAAAAGAAAAAGAGATTTAGCGCCACAGATAACACAACAAAATATTAATGTAGATAAAGCTGTATTTGTTGGTTCAACAGCTGAGTTGTTGAAACAAATCAAGAGCAATAAATAAGTTATGTCTGATGGTTATCTTGGAAATGACCGACTAAAGAGAGTCGGTATTGAAATTTCTTATACTGAAGAACAAGTAAAAGAAATTCTCAAATGTACCGAAGACCCGGTATATTTTATTAGAGAATACGTTAAAATTGTTAACGTAGATATGGGTCTGGTTCCTTTTGAAATGTGGCCGTTTCAAGAGGACATGGTTAATTCTTTTCACAATAATCGTTTTTCAATTTGTAAAATGCCTCGGCAGGTTGGTAAAACAACAACCACCGTGGGTTATATGTTATGGAGTGTTTTATTCCAAGAAGATTACACCATTGGTATTTTGGCCAACAAAGGCGCATTAGCCAGAGAAATTCTAGGCCGCCTGCAAAAAGCCTATGAGTATCTACCAATATGGTTGCAACAAGGTATCATTGTTTGGAACAAAGGTAATATTGAACTAGAGAATGGTTCTAAAATATATGCCTATGCAACATCCGCATCTGGTGTTCGTGGTGGTTCTTACAACTTAATTTTCTTAGATGAATTTGCCTTTGTTCAACACAACATGGCGCAGGATTTCTTTCAGTCAACGTATCCTGTTATTTCATCTGGTCAAACCACAAAAGTTATTATTGTTTCAACGCCAAATGGTTTAAATCTGTTCTACAAAATGTGGACAGATGCTATTGAAGGTCGTTCTACTTACAAACCCGTTGAAGTTCACTGGTCAATGGTGCCAGGTAGAGATGAGAAGTGGAAAAAAGAAACAATTGCCAACACATCTGAAGAACAGTTTAGAGTAGAATTTGAAACTGAATTTATTGGTTCATCGGCAACATTAATTTCAGGTGCAAAATTAAGGTCTTTGGCATTTCATAATCCAATAAGTTCTATTGACGGACTTGATGTTTATGAAGAACCAAAAAAAGGACATTTATACATATGTACAGTAGATTGTGCTGAAGGTGTTGACCAAGACTACTCCACAATCAACGTAATTGATGTTTCGGAGGTACCTTATAGACAAGTAGCCAAATATAGAAACAATAAATTGCCGCTTTTATTCTTTCCAACGATAGTTTATTCTACGGCAATGAAATTTAATGAGGCCTTTGTGTTGATTGAAACTAACAACATTGGCCAACAAGTGGTTGATATTTTACACTATGACTTAGAATATGAAAACGTATACAAAATTGACCATCATCACATCAAGGGACAATCAATCTCTGGTGGATTTAAACGTAGGTCAAATTTTGGTATTCGTACTACAAAGACAGTTAAAAAAATTGGTTGTGCAAACTTAAAAACGCTAGTTGAATCAGATAAACTAATCATTAATGATTTCGATACCATTGCCGAATTAAACACTTTTGCTAGAATCCGTGACACATATGCTGCGGAAGAAGGTAATAATGATGATTTGGTGATGGGCCTGGTTCTTTTTGCATGGTTGACAGCACAAACCTATTTTAAAGATTCTACCAACATAGATGTCCGAAAGATTCTATTAGAAGAACAAGATATGTTGGGTGAAGAAAGTTTGATTCCAGTTGGTATTATTGACAATGGATTAAAGGAAGAAGTCACATTTGATGGAACCGATGTTTGGTCTGAGAAGGGATACTTTTCTTCAACTTTGTAAAAAACTAAATAGAGAATAAAAAAGAAAGACCCAATATAACATAAGGAGAAATCCATGGCATTTCAGCTCTCACCTGGGGTAAATGTATCAGAAATCGACCTGACTACAATAGTCCCCGCAGTCGCCACTTCGATTGGCGCTTTCGCTGGGCCGTTTGCTTGGGGTCCAGTAAATGAAATTGTTACCATTTCCGATGAGGTTCGCCTTGTTGATAGATTTGGTAAACCTGATTCGACTAATTATGAATACTGGTTCTCAGCCGCAAACTTCTTAGCATACGCAAATAATCTAAAAGTTGTTCGTGCAGCCAATACATCAGATGCTCTAAACGCTACGGCCAATGGTACTGGCGTTTTGATTCAAAATGATGACGATTATGCGTCTAACCACACAGCTAACACCGGATATACTTTTGCTGCTAGATATCCTGGCACTCTAGGCAATTCACTAAAAATTTCTATGTGTGACGCCAACTCTTGGAGTGGTTGGTCTTATGCGTCCAACTTCACATCAACACCCGGTACGTCCACATGGGCAAGTAACAGAAATTCCACTTTTGATGAGTTGCACGTTATTGTTATCGACGAAGATGGTAAATTTACAGGTGTTCCTGGAACAATACTAGAAAAATATTCACACGTTTCTAAGGCCAGTGATGCTAAAGACGATAGTGGTAATGCAAACTACTATGTTGATGTGATTACAAGAGGTTCAAAATACATTCATTGGAAAGGCCATGCTGGTGGCGGTACTACAAATTGGGGTACTGCTGCTAATAGTGTAGCTTATGGTAACACTACAGCTAATGTAACCGCTTCACTATCTGGCGGCAGTAATGGTACAGCAGTCGGCAATTCCCAAATTACCACAGCTTATGACTACTATGACAACGCTGAATCAGTTGATATCTCTTTGGTAATCTCTGGTCCTGCTAATCAAACAGTCGCAGACAGCTTGATTTCTATGGCTGATACACGCAAAGATTGTGTTGTTTTCTTGTCGCCTGAGAAAGCTGACGTTGTAAATAATGGTGGTTCTGAAGCAACAGATATTGTTGCTTACCGTGATACTCTGACATCTAGTTCTTATGCTGTATTGGATTCTGGTTGGAAATATCAATATGACAAATATAACGATGTTTATCGTTGGGTTCCGTTGAACGGTGATATTGCTGGTCTTGCGGCTAGAACCGACAGAGACCGTGATCCTTGGTTCTCTCCTGGCGGTTTGAATCGTGGTATTATTAAGAATTCGATTAAACTTGCTTGGAATCCTACCAAGACTGAACGTGATACTCTGTATCTCAAGGGTGTTAACCCGGTTGTTACTTTCCCTGGTGAAGGTACAGTTTTGTTTGGTGATAAGACAATGCTTGCTAAACCTTCTGCGTTTGACCGCATTAATGTTCGCCGACTGTTCATTGTGCTTGAGAAAGCTATTGCTCGTGCAGCACGCTTCTCGTTGTTTGAATTTAATGACCAATTCACAAGAGCACAGTTTGTAAACTTGGTTGAACCATATCTCCGTGATGTTCAAGGTCGCCGTGGTATTACCGACTTCCGTGTTGTGTGTGACGAAACCAATAATACTGGTGAAGTTATTGACCGTAACGAATTTGTTGGTGATATCTACATCAAGCCTGCTCGGTCAATCAACTTTATTCAACTTAACTTTGTTGCAGTTCGCACAGGTGTTTCGTTTGATGAAGTCGTGGGACAGTTCTAAATATAAGAGAAACAGGAGAAAATAAATGGCATTCAACGTAAACGAATTTAGAAGCCAAATGACTGGTGACGGTGCCCGTCCCAATCTATTTGAAGTTTCTATGCCGTTTCCTGGGTTCTCAGCACCAGGAAATGCTCAACAAAAAATGTCTTTCATGTGCAAGACAGCACAATTGCCGGGTTCAACCCTAGGCGTTGTGCCTGTTCAGTACTTTGGCCGTGAACTGAAGTTTGTTGGTAACAGAACATTTGCAGATTGGACAATTACTGTTATCAACGATGAAGACTTCATTGTTCGCAATGCCTTTGAAAGATGGATGGCTGGTATCAACAGTCACAATCTTAATGTTCGTAACCCTGCTGCATTGGCACCCGGTGGTTATACAGTAGATGGTGAAGTTACTCAGTATGGTAAACAAGGCAACACTCTGAAGAAATATAAGTTTGTTGGTTTGTTCCCGTCTGATGTCACTCCTATCGATGTTGACTGGGGCGCTAATGATGCAATTGAGGAGTTTTCAGTTACTCTCACCTATCAATGGTGGGAGGCTATTGCAGACGGTGTTGTGTAAATTGGAAGGCTTCGGCCTTCCTATTTTAATTTTTAGAATGGATAATTCATGGCGGTAAAACTTTTCGGTTTCACACTAGGAAGAAAAGATGTTGTTCAGGTTCAATCGCCTGAGCAACCATCTTTTGCACTTCCAAATGAGGCATTGGATGATGGTGCAGTCACCGTTACTCAAAATGCTTATTACGGCACTTATGTAGATTTAGAAGGTGCTGTTAGAAATGAATTAGAACTCATTACACGTTATCGTGAAATGGCTAATCATCCTGAATTGGAACAAGCTATTGACGATATTGTGAATGAAGCTATCTCACACGATGTAACTGGTCGTGCTGTTGATATTAATACAGATGGTTTAAAGCAACCAGAAACAGTTAAAAGAAAAATCCGAGAAGAATTTGAAAATGTTCTTCGGATGTTAAATTTTAGTAATCTTGCTGATGATTTGTTTAAGCGTTGGTACATTGACGGCAGAATTTATTTTCATGTTGTTGTTGATGAGAAAAGTCCAAAAGAAGGTATTCAAGAGCTTAGATACATTGACCCACGCAAGATTCGTAAGGTGAGAGAAGTACAAAAAGACCGTGACCCTAAAACTGGAGCACAAATTATTAAGTCTATTGCCGAATATTATGTTTATTCGGATAAAGGCGCTAGTACCACACAAAACTTTACATCATCAGTAAATGCCGGTCTAAGAATTGCAACCGATTCTATTATCAATGTTAATTCCGGTTTGATGGATGCAAAGAATACTTTTGTAATTTCTTATCTACACAAAGCAATCAAGCCTCTCAATCAATTGCGTATGATTGAAGACGCAGTTGTAATCTATCGTTTATCAAGAGCGCCAGAACGCAGAATCTTTTACATTGACGTTGGTAACTTACCAAAAGGTAAGGCCGAACAATATCTGCGTGATGTTATGATTAAATATCGTAACAAGATGGTCTACGATGCATCAACTGGTGAACTCAGAGATGACCGCAAACATATGTCGATGCTTGAAGATTTCTGGTTACCACGGCGTGAAGGTGGTAAAGGAACAGAAATTACAACTCTACCA